TTAAATTTTTGTTTGACCTCTGCAGCGTATGCGTGAGCAAGTAACTGACCTTTGCGGTCAGTGGGACGACGCAGTTGATCAGCTTTGCTTCAGTGAGTTCGATCTAACTCAATTTGATCCGCACCATCAAATGCAAGTGTTTAATGGGGGTGTTATCAAAGCAGCACACGCTAAAATCATTAAAGATATGTACCAAAGTCAGTATGAGGAAGCAAAAGAAGTAGTTGAGTGGAAGGACGAGCAGATCAAAGAAGGCTACTCTTACATGACTGCTAAAAAGCGCAAAGAGTATCTAGCATTTTTTGAAAAGATTATGACTGCCTGCGACACTTACATTAATACCGGCAAGGCCGTGCGTAAGACTCGAGTTAAGAAAGCACCGAGCAAGGAAAAGCTAGTTGCTAAGATTAAGTACAAGGAAAGTGAGCCTAGTATCGGGCTCGCTAGTATTAATCCGCTTAGTATTATTGAATGTACCACTCTTTGGGTTTATAACACAAAGAATCGTAAGCTGGGTTGCTATGTAGCAGATTCTATGGGGCAAGTGCTAACAGTCAAAGGTGCAAGTATTGTGGGCTTTGATCCTAAAAAGAGTGTGTGCAAAACTGTGCGTAAGCCTGAAATACTCAAAGGTGCTGGAAAACTTGCAAGAACTAAAATGCAGAAGCAGTTTGATGAAATTAATGCCACAGAGACTGCTATGAACGGCCGACTAAACGAGCATATTATTCTGATTAGTACCTTCTAAAAAGATAAATACTATTATGGTACAAAATGGCATAGGATACTCAAGTAGGCAGGCTCTGATTAGAGAGCTACAGTTACGTCTAGCAGACGGCATTGTGGATGTAGAACTTGACCGAGAACATTATGATGTTGCGATTAACTTGGCATTAGCACAATATCGTCAACTAAGTTCGGGATCTGTAGAAGAAAGTTTGATTTATATTCAAACCCAGGACGGTGTTACAGAGTACACACTGCCCAACGAAGTACAAGAAGTCCGCAGACTATATCGTAGGGGTATCGGTACTAACAGCGGCGGCGGCACAAACTTTGATCCGTTTGACGTAGCATTTAACAACATGTATATGTTGCAAGCAGGCCAAATCGGCGGTCTTGCTGTGTTTGATGCGTTTGCACAATATAAAGAAACTATTGGGCGTGTGTTTGGTAGCGAATATAACTTCCTTTGGAATCGTAATACCAAAGTATTAAAACTTCTTCGCAATGTGCGTCATGCAGAAGAAGTAATGGTTGGCGTTTATAATTTTATTCCTGAAAGTATATTACTAGGCGATGTTTATGCAAGTTCGTGGCTAGGTGCTTGTGCGCTAGCTCAGGCTAAATTAATGCTAGGTGAGGCCCGTAGTAAGTATGCCAGCGGCCTTCCGGGCGCGGGCGGCGCAATACAGCTTAACGGCGCCGAGCTCAAAACAGAAGGCCAGCAAGAGTTGGAAAGACTCAAGCTTGCTATTCACAATATGGAAGAAGGCAACAGCCCTCTTGGTTTTATCATAGGTTAAAAATGATCATTGGTTTAGTTGGTTTTATTGGCAGCGGCAAAGATACCGCTGCACAAGAGTTTGTGAAACTTGGCTGTAAGAAAGATAGTTTTGCTGCCCCGTTAAAAGATGCGTGTGCTGCATTGTTCGGCTGGTCTCGAGAACTTTTAGAAGGCGACACATTAGAAAGTCGAGAGTTTCGAGAAACACCAGACATGTTCTGGACTCGAAAATTAGGCATTGATAATTTTACACCCAGACTAGCACTACAACTAGTGGGTACAGATGTGCTACGTAACCAGTTTTCACCGGATATTTGGCTCAATAGTCTAGAATATCGTATTAGAAAAAATACTTCTAGCAAGGAGTCGATTGTAATCAGCGACGCCCGATTTAAAAACGAACTTGAATTGATCAAAGATATAGGTGGCAAGATTGTGTGGGTACGCAGAGGCGAACTACCTGAATGGTATGACGTTGCTGCCAGCGCACATACCGGTAATGCAGTAAGTCGCAAGATTATGCAGACACGCTACAGAGATATTCACGAAAGCGAATGGAACTGGGTAGGATTCAAACCTGACTACACTATTTTTAACACTGGCACACTTGAAGATTTGCACCACCGTGTACTAGAAATCAACTTAGATATTAAAAAGCCTCGCTTAGTTGCAGTCTGAGGCTATTTAGCAAAAACCTTCTATTCTGTTGCACCCGGTATTCAAATAATACCGGTTTTCTTCGTTTTCGCATAAATACTTGCATAGGAAACATTAACCTATTAACGGGAGAATAACATGGCAACATTAGTTTCACCTGGTGTAAGTGTAAGCGTTACCGACGAGAGCTTTTATGCTCCAGCCGGAACAGGCACTGTACCTCTTATCGTAATTGCAACAGCGCAAGATAAGAGCACTCCAGACGGTAGTGGCACAGCAGCTTATACTACAGCAGCAACAGCAGGCAAGGTACAGTTGATTACCAGCCAAAGAGACCTGCTTACAAATTTTGGTAATCCAATTTTCAAATCAAGTGGCGGCACTCCGTTACACGGTCACGAATTAAACGAGTACGGCTTAATGGCAGCTTATAGCTTCCTAGGTATTGCAAATCGTGCGTATGTTTTACGTGCAAATGTTGACTTAGATCAGCTAACAGCAAGAACTACTGCTCCTTCGGCAGCAGCAGCTAACGGTGCTTATTGGTTAGATACAGCTAACACTGTGTTGGGCTTAAAGAGTTGGAGCGGCACTGCATGGGTACGTCAATCTGTTAAAGTACCTACCCCAAGTGATATGAGCTCACCAACAAGCATTAAACCTGCTTATGGTAGAAACGGCGAATTTGCCGCGGTCTATTTTAAAAATAATGGCGATACTGCTACTACAATTAAAGTACATCAAAAATTAGCAGGGGTTTGGTACGTAGTTGGTTCAGCCGGCTGGGACAGCGCAAGCGGTAAAGATTTTCAAACCGCACGCCATACTAGCTTACCGTCAACCAAGAGTGGCGGCGGCGCATTAGCTGAAGGCGATATACTGCTACAAGTGAATAGTCCAAATAACGGTACTAGCATCGCAGTTAAAGTATATAACACAGCCTCTGGCCAATGGGTTAGTGAAACCATTGAGCAGTACATTAATTCTGCTTCAGTTTTCGCAGTATATGGTGTTAACTTAAGCGAAGGCGACCTTTGGGCGGACTTTACTGAAGACGACGCAACAATTACGCTACGCCGCCACAATGGCAATAGTGATTTAACTGCTACGTCTAGTGCAGCACTAGGTACAACAAACGTAGCAGGCCACGCTGGTAAGATATCATTTACTATTGCAGTAAACGGCGGAACCGCAGTGCCTGTAACATTGCTTTCAAACACAGCAAATATTGCTAGTGTAGACGATATTGTAGCAGACATCAACAGCTCACTATCAAGCGCAAACGCAACAGTTAGCTTTACTTCAGGTGTACTTGCTAGCAATTTAAGTGGAAAAGTTAGTATTGTTGACACTGCGGGTCGTGATATACTATTCGCAGCAGGTAACGTTTCAGGATTTACTCCGGCTAACTTAAGCCTAACAGCAGATACGCCTTATACAAACTGGGAAGTACTAAGCTATGAAGCAAGTGCTACAGCAGTTGTAGGTGAAACAGCTAATGGTACATTGTGGTATGATAATGTAATCAGTGCAGATAACATTGATATTTTATACAATGATTCCGAAGATGGCTGGGCAACCTACACCGGAGATATCCAAGTAACAGCGTCTGAACCAACTAAGCAAAGCGATGGTTCAACTACACTAGCAACCGGCGACTTATGGATCGACGGTGGCGATTTAGAAAACTTCCCTGTAATCTATAAGTGGAGCGCAGACGATGAGTGGGTTCTCGTTGATAACACTGATCAAGTCAGCGGCGACGGCATTCTTTTTGCAGACTTCCGACCACGTGCTGATGTATTGTCATTAACTATGGATGCGGGTACACCGAGACCTGAGAACTTCCCGATTGGTATCTTAGCATGGAACAAACGTGCTAGCGGTGGTAACGTTAAAGAGTATAATGACGTATATATTGTAGCCGGGAATGACATTGGACCTAAGTGGGTTGACTACTCAGGTAACAAGCCAGATGGTTCGCCATATATGCTACGTAAAGCTCAGCGTCAAGCAGTTGTACGTCAGATGCAGGCAGCAATTGCAGCCAGCGAAGAAGCTAGAAATGAAATAAATCGTTTCAACTTAATTACTGCTCCAGGATATCCTGAGCTAATTGACGAAATGATCAGCTTAAATGTTGATCGCAAGGAAACAGCATTTATTATTGCTGATGCTCCTTTACGTCTAGCTTCAAGTGCAAGTGCTACACAAGCATGGGCAACTAACACTGCTAATGCAGACGGCAATGGCGAAGATGGCTTAGTAAGTAGCTCGCCATATGTGGGTGTTTACTATCCACATGCGCTAACAACGAACCTTAATGGTACAAATATTCTACAGCCAGCAAGTCACATTGCTCTACGCACTCTAGCATTTAACGATCAGGTAGCTTTCCCGTGGTTTGCACCAGCTGGCTTCCAGCGTGGTCTAGTAAGCAATGCTACAAGCGTAGGTTACTTAGATGCAGCAAGCGCAGAATATGTACCAGTTGCACTAAGCGAAGGTCAGCGTGATAGCTTGTACATTAACAAGATCAACCCAATTGGCAACTTCCCTGGAAGAGGCCTAGCAGTGTTTGGTCAGAAGACTCTAAACCCTGTAGCAAGTGCATTGGATCGCGTTAACGTTGCACGTCTAGTTGTTTACATTCGTGAACGCTTAGATGACATCATGAAACCGTTCTTGTTTGAACCAAATGATGAAATTACTCGTCAAAACGCAAAGGTTGTAGTTGATCGCTTCTTAGGTCAGCTAATAACACAGCGTGGGTTGTTCGACTTCTTAACAGTGTGTGATACTTCAAACAACACACCTGCAAGAATCGATCGTAACGAATTGCATATTGACATTGCTATCCAGCCAGTCAAGGCAGTAGAGTTCATCTACATTCCAATTCGTATCCAGAATACATTGGGCTCATCACAGTAAGATTTATTTTTTGCTGTACGGAAAAAGGGGCAGTGATGCCCCTTTTTTTGTCAAATTAAAACAAGAGTTAATGTTTTTTCCGTTTATATGATAAATATTTACATAGAAAGAACTAACCGTTCGTAGGAGAACAAGATGGCAAATATTAATACAACAGAAACCAGAAGTAAATTTGGTGTTCCTGTTACCGGCAACACAGGTTCAGGCATTTTAATGCCTAAGCTAAAGTATCGTTTCCGTGTTAGCTTTCTTGGTGGGTTTGCAGGTGAACCTGAATCAAGAGTACTAACTCAAAACGTACAAAACGTTAGCCGCCCAAAGATTACATATGAAGAAGTAACTATCGACAGTTACAACTCGAGAATGTATCTACAGGGCAAGCACAGCTGGGAGCAGATTTCAGTTGTTGTGCGTGATGATATCACTAACAGCGTAACTAAACTTGTTGGCTCACAGATTCAACGCCAGCTAAACCACTTCCAGCAGTCAACACCAGCAGCAGGTTCAGACTATAAGTTTGACATGCAGATTGAAATCTTAGACGGTGTTAACGCCGGCGCAAGTGAAGTTTGGTTCTTAGAAGGTTGCTTCTTCACTAACGTTGACTACAGCGACAGTGATTACAGCACCAACGAACCAGTAACAGTTACTATGCAGGTACGTTACGATAACGCTACACATTATCAGGGTGATAATGATGTTAACGGCAGAACATCACAGGGTAATCCGTTCCCACAAGAAACACCTGAAATTAATACTACTTCAACTGTATAATTTAGGTAAGAATAGTGTAGCCGGAAACGGCTACACTATTATTCTTTAGCGGAGTCGAATGCATGAGCATTGTTGGAAAAATTTTAGACATTTTTGGTCCAGGGGGCGGTAACGGTTTTTATGCACGAGACTTTCGCAACGCATACGGATTCCGCCCAGATCAAAATCCACCGCGTCAAAAATTCCAAGGATATGTAAGTTTTGTTGTAAACCGTTTACTATACGGTGATAGCCTTTATGGCGATATGAACAGTTCAAATTTTAGATTGAGGTTAGGCAGTTTGGTTAGGACTGCTACCTTACCTGAAGTCGAATTCAAAACAGAAACTAAAAATGCATACAATAGAAAACGTATTGTTAATACTGGGGTTGAATATCAACCTGTAGACATTAAAGTCTTTGACACAATCAATAATGAATGGTTGACGATGTTTATGAAGTATTTTACCTATCATTATATGAATCCTAGAAACAAGCAGTATAATGAGCGCGATGTTGGCCCAGATCCTCGTCGCGACGACTCTACTCGGATGGCAGAGAATTCTAACTTTGGCACAACAGGAAGCAACCGCTGGGATAGTAATGCCTATGGATATAATGTAAACGAACTAGCAAATTTCTTTGAACGCATTGACTATGTTATCTATCATGGTAATAAAGCGGTACAATATAGTCTTATCAATCCCGTACTGACTCGATTTAGAACTGGAGACATTGATTACTCAAGTTCGGACGTTATGGAATTTGACATGACATTTGAGTACGAATCATTTACTATATACGAACAGGTTAATTTTGGTTTAAGTGAGTTTGATATTGCGCGATTCGAAAATGCTACTGGATTTACAGGACCTGCATTTGTTCCTATCGGTACTCCTGTGCTGTTACAGGAACGTACATTGGAAACATTAAGTGGTAACGGCAGTCGTGGCGAATCAGAATATTTTAGAACTTTTCAGCCCCAACCATCAGATGCAATCAACCCTAGTTCTGCAGGAACAGTTACCCCTACTGACACACAAGGCGATAATCCTACCTCCGCACCAGCCCAACCGCCAACTAGCGGAACACCAGCTGCTGCTGCCGCGGCCGCAGCTGAAGCAGCAGCAGCTGAAGCAGCAGCATCCCCGGGGGATGATATTGTAGTTGAAGCCGCCCGCGAAACACCATTACCATCAGTCTATGGTGATCGAGCAAATTTTGCTACTCCTACCGGAAAAGAAAAGTCATTCATTGGCGGCTTATTAGGGGACATTGCTGATAATGCACTTTCCGCAGCCATACACGGTACCAGTATTAAAAATGCAGTAATTAACACCGCAGTTGGGGGCGCTGTGCAAGGTATAACTAATGTTGTTCGAGTCCCTACCCGCCCTGCAAAGACCCAGCCAAACACTGCACAAGAGACAGGATCCAGGAGCACCGCAGAATCACAATATGTTCCACCTTCAGATGATGGATGATAAGATATGACAGAAAAAAATTCAACCAGCTTATACGATACATTTGGTAACGAAGTAAAATATCAAATCAGTCAAAACACTCTTATAGCATATTTGGAAAACGCTACCGTAAAATTTCCGATACCTGAAGCAAGCACAGATATCTTATCTAAACTATTTCAGGATAAAGATGACCCGATCAATCCTGTACTATTAGAACAAATACAACAGCGTTTAATAAAATCTGGGTTCAAAGAAGCAAATGCTAAGGCTATGGCTGATATTCTTATTCGTGTTGCTGCCGTGGAGCGGGTCAATGTAATGGATTATTTTGAGGTAAACAATAATTCATTGAAGTTAACTGTGGATACGTATGAAGCAATTAATGCAATGCGTCCGGTGGGAAATAGAATTAATTTAGTCCGACCATTAAACAATTCAGCTACAAAATTTAGACAGTTAATTCAGCCGTAATGAGTAGATTTGCACAAGCAGCTTATGCAGTACAACGCCCTGAAAAATATGTAGGGCAGAATGTTCCTTACTACCGCAGTAGCTGGGAATTAGCATTTATGCGTATGTGCGATCAGCATCCACACATATTGAAGTGGGCTAGTGAAAGTGTTAAGATACCATATATGAATCCGCTTACTAACAAGTGGTCAAATTATGTTCCTGACTTTATGATACAATATATGGACAGCAGCGGCACTACACATGTTGAACTTGTGGAAATTAAACCTAAGAATCAAACCACACTAGAAAGTGCAAAGACTGCAACGAATCGTGCAGCTACAGTAGTTAACTCTGCTAAGTGGACAGCGGCACAAGAGTGGTGTCAGCGTAAGGGAATACGATTTCGTGTTTTAAACGAAGATCAAATTTTTCAAACTAAAACAAAACGGACACCCAAAAGTAGAGTAGCTAAAAAGAAAAGCTACTAAGTAGTAGTATGGAACAGCGACGATATCGTACACAATATGTACTACCAGACTCGGGTGAAGCATGGAACAGCGATATAGGTACTAGAGCAGACAATACTGCACCTGAAACATTACTATCACCAGATGATCCGTACTACGAGTTAGCTACGGGGAAAGTTAAAGAAGCAAACAATGACTAAGAAACTTGAAGAAGAATTTGGCTTACCCCCACTCGAAGAAGTACTATCTGGCGTCCAACAGGAAGCCAATGATGAAGCATTTAGTGCAGTAGCTACTATTGACGAAGTACAAGAAGCAATTAGTATTAGCGAAAAAATTGACAATGCACTGGCAGAAGTTCGAGGCATGGAAGTACATGACAGTGAAATGGACGCTATTGCCATTGAAGCTATGCAGAGTTATCAGCAGCTAATGAGTTTGGGCATGAACATGACAGACATGGCAGCAGGACAAGTATTTAACAACGCTGCAAATATGCTTAAAATTGCGCTAGAAGCCAAAGACAGTAAAGTAAGCCGTAAGCTAAAGCAAGTGGACTTAATGCTTAAAAAAGCTCGAGTAGATCAAACTGCTAAAAAACTAGGTGATGGCGAAGCCGAAGAAATTAACTCTACGACGTTTGACCGCAACGAGTTGTTAAAGATGTTGGGGAAAAGCGATAAATAACTGCATAATACAGCCTACTAGGGTTGACAAAAATTTAGGAGAATTTTATGGCAGATCTATATTCGACCCTAGGGTCAAACGCTCGCAAAATAGTACCAAGTTCAACTTTTGGTACACCACAACTAACATCAATTATTCTTAACACTGACAGCGAAACGTTGCCTAACGGCAGTAGTGCATGGTGCCCAAATGATGAAGATTTAGACAACTATAGTCCAGACAGTGATTTTGGCTCACCTGGCAGTGATGTATACTATGCTGTACGTGCTATTCAGCAATACTGCGAAATATTCCAAGTTGGTGGTTCTAGTGACAGCAACTATTTCACAATTATTGTAAGAGATTCTAGCATCCCTTATGGTCCAGGTCAAACATTCCAAAGTGAAGGCGAAACAGTAGCAGCATTACAAACCGCTGTTAGAGAAGCATTAGGCGGTGCCGCAGTATTAGTAACAATCGGTCGTATCACAGACGACGATACAGACGGTTGATATTTTATACATATGTGTAACACGGAAAAGGACCGCAAGGTCCTTTTCTTATATCCGCAGTATGTCAAATGATAAATAACTATATAGCCTAACAGGCTTAAAAAACATTAGGAGAATAACATGCCTCAGACAAAAGGTGGTGCTAAAGGTGTTGCAGAATTTGCAACAGGTACATTAATTGCTAAAAATAATCTAAAACTAATCATGGTTGATACAGGTGCAAACCTTCAAACAGAAGATGATGCCCCAAGTGAAGCTGTAGAGCGTGCTCTGCAAATCATTCAGCCACTAGTATACTTCATTCCATCAAACACAAGTGGTCAGATTCACTGCATCGTTGATGGTTCACAGTTTGATGAAGTAGCACTAGAAACTCAGCTAATCGCTGTCGGTACAGACAACGTAAACGGTTACAGCTTTGCTTCAGCAACTGTAACAGTTGGTACAAGCTTCGTAGTATCTTAATTACATAACTATGCGCCTTAGGGTGTCACAATGTGTAGAAACAATTGTGAAAGGGGTCTTTAATAGGCCCCTTTCTTTTTGACAAAGATGATAAATAGTTGTAACAGGAGACTAAACCCATGCAACTACGAGATTTTATTACTGAAAGTTTCAAGAAAGAATACTCATTTAGAGTAAAGATTGCTGCTGACTGTAAGCCAGAGCATTTGGATATTATTGAGAATTGCCTAGCAAAATACAATGTTGTCAGTGTAGCATCTTTCAAGCGCAGTCCAATTCAAGAAAATCCAATGGAATTTGTTCGTGCTAAAGGTGTTAAACTAATCAGCGAAGTATGCAGCACTGACGTAGTATTAAAATATCCTGTACATGAAAGAATTTTAGAAGTATGGCTAGCAGTACACCTAGGTTTAGATCACGATAGAGTGCTATGCTATAATGTTAAAGATCCGCGCAAGTTAGAAGCAGACAATGCAGCAGAACGTACAGAATATAACAAAGATCGCACCGTAACAGAAGACGACGCAGTATTAGCCAAAGACGATGGCCAGGCACATTATGAAATGCAAAATGAAGGCCTAGAAGACGCTGTTTATTTTGGCGAAGAATATAACAAAAAGTTTTTAGACACCTTAGCAAAAATTAAAGCTGACAAAGGCGCAGACTATTTTAAAAATTATCCGACCAAAGATGAAATTATGGGCGATAACTTAAAGCCAATGTGGGATACCTTACATAATCAAGCGAATATGGGTAGAGGCGTAGAAAACAAAGAAGTTGATGTAATTAGCCAAAGCTCGAGAAGGAACTAAAAATGAAACTGTCTAATATTTTTGAACAAGACCCCGATCAAGCAGCAGCTATGGGTGCTAATGCTCTTAAAAAAACTATGGGTGCTAATACCAGCGGTGCTATGATTTCAAAAGCATTAGGCAAATTAGATCAAGGCGGCGCAATCAGCGGACCACTTGCAAAAGCACTTAGTCCGTATGCAGATGCACTTGAAAAGATTTTAAGTAATCCGATGTATCGAAATAAATTCATGCAGATGATGAAACAGATTCAGACTGCTGACAATAAAGCTCAGGCGCAACCGGCTCCAGCAGTACAAGAAGATTGGGGTTCTAGTGATGGTTATGTTTTAGTTAAGGCTATCGATGATGCTGTTGCCGCTCGCGGCCTAAGCCCAGAAGTTATTCAGGACGAAGCAGAAAACCTAGCAGAACTTTATTATGACAGCATGGGTTATGACAGTCCGGAAGAAGCAGTTGACAGAATTATCAATACATGGAAGCTCAGATCATCTACTGGTAAAGCTTTAGCAAGAATGTTTGCTACTGATGAGAGTGTGCAAGAAGATGAGCAGATCGACGAATTAGAAAAGAAGACTCTTGGTTCTTATGTTAAGAAAGCATCAGGTGCTGAAAGACAAAAGAATGTTATGGATCCAAAGAATGTTCCTCTGACAAATATCGCTGCCTACCAAGGTGACAGTGAAACAGGACACTTCGGTAAGAGATTCAACCAACATACTTACGATAAAGCAGAGCGTCTTCGTAAGAATCGTGAGACAGGCATCAAGAGAGCAGTTGATAAACTTACCAAAGAAGAAGTTGAGCAAATGGCAAGACTCCGTGAGCTTTCAGGGTTACCTACAACTGAAGGCATGGTAGACATTGAATACGGTGTTGATCCGAAGTTACAAAAACTAGTTGACATTGGTCACTTGCTACGTAAGACATTAGATGTTGGTAGCGGCGTAAAATGGGATGATGCAGATTTTAACAAGGCTGCTAACCTAGCCGATGCACTTATTTCACTTGGTGCAACTTTTGGTCCAAAGAATCTCAAGGATGCGCTAAAGTTAGCAGACATGGACATTGCTCAGGCGCAAGAACTTATTGCTAAAGCTTCACAGCGAGCACCAGTTGAGGAAGCAGAACAGCTTGATGAAATCTTACCAATGCTAGGTGCTATGGCTGGCCGAGCAGCATTTGCTGGAGCAGGCGCAGTAACACGTGGTGTTGCCGGCGCAGTCGGACATGCAGTGGGAAGTTCGTTAGAGGATAGTGACGAAGATCCAACCGATGATGCTAGCAGTGGCGATGAAGTAGATACAGTGAGTATGGATGTTCCACTGTTACTACGTGTCTTAGAATTTGCTAGAGAAGAAGTCGAAGATGATATGGTTTTACATGATGTAGTAGAGCGGCTAATTGCAATGTCAAAAGACGGTCCATTAAGCATGGATGATTATGAAAGCATCGTTGGCGATGTTGAAGCACTTCCTGCACCAGAAGAATTCGAAGAAGAATCTGGCAAGAGTAAGCAATATATTGAAATTGTCAGCGTATTAGGTCATACAAAGCGTGTACCAGTACATCCACTAAATGCATATAAAGCACTTAATCATTATCGCGATCAACCTTCAACAAAAAGTGCTCGCATAGTATCAGAAGAACAATCTATGGATGAGGGTTATTATGCTCCAGGTCCAGAAATAATGCCAGGCGCAGCAGGACCACAAGAAACAACCACTGTTAGTTTTAATCAAAGCAAGCAGATGGGTGATGCAACTTTAAACATTAATGCAACGGCTAAAGATATGGACGAATTGCATCGTATTCTTAAGTTAGCGGGTGTTGAATACGATCCCGAAGGTGATGAGCAAGAGCCCGATATGCAAGTTGTTGATGCAGAAGCACCAGCTGAAGAACCATGTGGTTGCGACGATGAAATGCCAGCAGACGTAAAATATAGCACAGACAAACAGACATTAATCAATGTTTTACGTGACAAGTTACAAAAAAGATTGGCATAAGTAACTTAACTAAAGTAGTTCAAAAGCCCGCTCCGGCGGGCTTTTTTTTGGATAAATACAAGTATGGCTAAAGGTACAGTAGAGAGCAGTCTCACTAAAACAGCATATGCTAAGGTAGCATATAGTAATGATACACTAAAAGAATTTAGAGCTTGTTGTCATCCGGACACAGGTCCTAGATATTTTATGGAAAAGTACATGATGATCCAGCATCCTACTAAGGGTGCAATTAAGTTTGTTCCGTTTGATTATCAGATTGATCTGATTAAAAATTATAACGAACATCGCTACAGTATTAACATGCTAGGCCGCCAGATGGGTAAAACCACAGTTGCTGCCGGGTATCTATTATGGTATGCAATGTTTGTACCAGATAGTACGATTCTTGTTGCAGCACATAAGCAAACCGGTGCTAGTGAAATTATGCAACGTATTCGTTATGCATACGAAAATACACCAGATCATATTCGAGCAGGTGTAACTGAATACAACAAAGGTAGTATCACCTTTGATAACGGATCACGTATTGTAAGTACTACAACTACAGAAAACACTGGTCGTGGTATGAGTATTTCACTAATCTACTTAGACGAGTTTGCCTTCGTGCGTAATACTATTGCTAAAGAGTTTTGGGCTGCTCTATCACCTACACTAAGTACAGGTGGTAAGTGTATTGTTACTAGCACACCTAGCAGTGACGAAGATACATTTGCTGAAATTTGGAAAGCAGCAAACAAGACATATGACGAATTTGGCAACGAAACAGAAGTAGGTGTCAACGGCTTTAAAGCTATGTTTGCTAAATGGGATCAGCATCCTGACCGCGACCAAAAGTGGGCCGATGCAGAACGCAGTAGAATTGGTGATGAACGTTTCCGTCGTGAGCACGAGTGTGAATTCATTATCTATGACGAAACATTAATTAATGCTGTCAAGCTATTAGACTTAGACGGGGTTGAGCCAATATCACGTATGGGGCAAGTACGCTGGTACAAGCACATAAGTCCTGCTAATATGTATGTGGTTGCATTAGATCCTAGTGCCGGTACCGGCGGCGACAATGCTGGTATTCAAGTTATTGAACTTCCGTCTATGATACAGGTAGCAGAATGGTGTAACAATAAAACACCCATTGAAGGCCAAATGCGTACTATGATGGACATTATGCAGTACATCAAGGAACGCGGCGCACATCAAATTTACTGGTCTGTGGAAAATAACAGTATTGGTGAAGCAGCACTAGTTGTTATACGCGACACTGGCGAAGAAAACTTCCCAGGTGACTTCTTACACGAGCCTAAGCGCATTCAGGGTTACAAGGGACGTAAAGGATTCCATACTAATCACAAAAGCAAGGTTGAAGCAGCTATTGCATTAAAGCGGTTAGTTGAAAAGGATAAAATTACAATTAATAGTAAGATGCTGATCAGCGAGCTTAAGAACTTTGTTGCCCGCGGAAACAGTTACAGTGCCAAACCAGGACAAACTGATGACTTGGTTATGAGTTTGCTAATTGCTGTACGAATGATATCTTATATCAGTACATTTGAAGATGAAGTGTTTAGTGCAGTTAATAACAGCTTGAGTACTGATGAATTCTTCCAAGAGGATGAATACGATTCGCCAATGCCGGTGCTGTAATGATTCATATAGAAAAACTTTCCTCAAAAGATTTAGGAAGATGTACTTGGCAAACCTTTATTGATAATTTTTTAGGTACTAAAACTACCAGGCGCCAGAATTTTAAACTTTGGCAACCCCATCTGCCGCCTTTCCGCGGAGTATACTTAAATACTGAAATTCTAACGTCTTATTTTTTACCAAAATTATCTAATGTTAAATTAGGTATGCACTATGGAGTAGACGGCATCGATATTGATTTGTTGCTGTTAGGTGAGATTTTAGTTGAGAATTTAGTCATCGAACTCTCACCTGACAATATGAATTCTTTACCTAAAAATAAATTAAAAGTTTTATTAGAAAAGTATCCTGTGATACTAAATGATTTTGAGGAAGGTGGGAACCTATATGGAACATATGAATTAAATTTAGTAAAATTTTTATCTGAAAGAAATATTAAACCTAAGCAATTATTTTTAGTAGGAAGCGGGGTACAGAATAGCGATTATCCTGACTTGAATATTCATGCAATATCTTATGATTATTGGATGATCATTTCGGCTACGATCAGTGAACAGTTTTCTACTGCACTATTTGACAGTACATATAAGCAACAACTTTTAGATAAAATACATTACAACTCTGCATCAGATTTTTGTATTATTCCTGTTTTTAAACCGAGACAGCATAGACTAGAAATGCTTGCTTATTTAGAATCTATAGGTATACTAGCACAGTGTGACTGGAGCCTAGCTTATAACTACTCTCCGAAAATAAATAGGTTCCATTCCTCAACAGCACAATCGTCTAGTAGTACTGCTATTACAGAATCCTTTTTAACTAATCATAATTTTCCAAAGTTTCTATCTAATAATACTGGTTTGCATTGGTCGGATATTATTTCGCCCAATATGAAGGATTTCGCCAAGTATAAATATTACCTAGTTATAGAAACATTTTTGGGTAACGAATTAATAACGCCTATGGGGGGATGCGGTTTTCTAACCGAAAAAACTTTTAAAAGCTTCTTAACAGCATCGGCACCTATAATGTTTGGTCCAGTCGAATCAACACAACGTTTAAAAACTCTAGGATTTAAGACGCTAACAGAACATTTGGATATTAGTGACTATCGTTCGGTTGGAAATTTTCTTAATGAATTAAGTCTTACACCAACTTATGAAAAAGATTTAATACAGCATAACTTTGATTTAATTACTAACAAAGACTTTCTAGCAGATCAAATAGCAGCACCGCTTAATAAGATAGCTGAATTGATAAATAGTATTAGGAGATAATACTATGGCAGTTAACACGCAAAAACTTGCAGAAAAGATCTTTAACCTATTAAAGGGTTATGGGTATGCTGTAAAGTCATATAATGCAGAGGGTAAGTTGGTGGTAAATCCGCAAGAAGCAACACGCTTTTTAGTTGATGACCCCAACGTTCTTGTGCGGTTAGATTTAAACAACATGCAAGTTAGTTTAGCCACTAGTGAAGATTTAAGCAACGATCCTTTACGAACACAGTTAAAGAAAATTGTGTATAATACTAGCCCTGAGCTAACATTTGATTATAAAGTGTTTGGTAAGAAGCTAAAAGCTAAAGGTGAAGCGATTAACATAATTAAAAATTCGGAGAAAGATATGGCGGATGTAATGGAAGGCTTTGGTACTATGACAGGTAGCACAAAGACCAGCTACCAACCACTCGATAATATTAAAATCGTAGTTAAACATAGAAAGCCTGTGAACGAAGAGTCACGTGGTGCTCGCAGCAGAAACATTCACAGTATCTACATTCAGCGCGGCGAAGAAAAGTTTAAAATGGCTGAAAACAGTTTAAAAGCAGCTCGCGCAATGGCCCGCCACATTCACAACGGCGGCGAAATGTTTGACCGTACTGGGCAGGCTATTACTGAAATGGCAAAAGAATATCGCCAACTAGGTGATTTTGTTCGTTATGTCCGCAGCGCAAATTTAGTAAACGAAACTAATGAGAAGTATGTTAACATGGCTGTTGAGAATGTCGACTCCATTAGAAACATGTTTGAAAAACTAGCTGGCGTTAAGACTTATGCTACCGCAGTAGAAAGTCTTGAGGATCGCTACAGCGTGGAAATTCTCGAAGACAGCGTAGACTTAGAAGCACAATTTGTTGAAACACATTTTGATGATCGGGTTGCAAATGCAATGGACAGTATCAAGAGAGCTATGGCAAGACAGCAATCCTTTGAAGGAACTATCGTACATGCGATTGCAACTGAAACATTTGAAAATTTAAAAAACATGCTCAACGAAGATGACGCTGTTGACTTCGTAACCCCACATGCAAGACTTGGGCATCAAGTGGCTCAAATGGGGTATGCTGCACAGAATCCAGTTCTTGGTACCTACCTACAAAACATCAGCAAAAAACTAACATCAGGCGGCTCACTTAATCAATTTGAGTACACCACTGTTAAGAGTTGTTTACTATGTGCAACTGAAGCAAAAATCAAAACACCTGCAAGTGTTTCGGAATCGGAACAGTACGAAAAGTTCTTAGATCAGTTTACAGTCGAAACTAATCTTTAATCAAAAAAAATAAGTAAACTATAGAGCCCTGTATAAGTAACATTATACGGGGCTTTTTGTTCTGTATGATAAATAAAATTGTTAGAAAAAAGTTCTTGACTTTTTCCTATCTAGGCACTATACTTAAAAAAGTTCTTATATAAAGAACAAACATGGCACATATGGCAAAGGAGAAATTACACATGGCCTCATTAGCAGACATCCGCGCAAAGCTCGCGGCAATGGAATCAAAACCAGGTTCCAATTCCCAAACCCAAAGCGATAACGCAATTTATCCATTCTGGAACATTGACGAAGGCGCTTCAGCAACATTTCGTTTCCTCCCAGACGGCGATTCAAAGAATGATTTCTTTTGGGTCGAACGTCAGATGATTCGTTTAACCTTCCCTGGCGTAAAGGGCGGCGAAAACAAGCCTGTCACTATCCAGGTACCATGCGGTGAAATGTATGGCGACAACTGCCCTATCCTCACTGAAGTCCGTCCTTGGTTTAAGGACCCTTCACTTGAAGATATGGGTCGCAAGTATTGGAAGAAGAAGTCATATATCTTCCAGGGCTTCGTAACAGAAAATCCTCTTAATGAAGACTCGCCTAGCAATCCGATTCGTCGATTTGTAATTGGCCCGCAGATCTTTAACATCATTAAGAGTGCGCTGATGGATCCAGATATGGAAAATATTCCAACTGACTATCTCAATGGTACTGACTTCCGTCTGTCAAAGACAACTAAGGGCCAGTATGCAGACTACAGCACTTCTAAGTGGGCTCGCAAGGAACGTAGCTTAGAAGAAACAGAACTTGCGGCGATTGATACGCATGGGTTGTTTAATCTCAATGACTTCCTACCAGCTCGTCCAACTGCTGAACATTACACTGCTATTGCAGAAATGTTTGAAGCAAGTGTGAATGGTGACTTGTACGATCCTGCTCGTTGGGCTAACTTCTATAAGCCATATGGCGTAGAAGCACCATCCGGCGCAGCAAGTCCTGCACTTCAGAAGGCTTCCGCTCCAGCAGCAGCACCTAAGGCTGCTCCGGTTGCAGAAGCAGAAGATGATGTTGCTCCGTTTGATACAGACGAACCAGCAGCTAGTGCAGCATCAGAGCCACAGCCAGGTCCTGCACTCACAGCAGAAAGCGGTACAGCAAAAAAGTCAGCAGATGACATTCTTGCAATGATTCGTGCTCGTAACAACGGTTAAGGAGCAGGCACATGCAAAAACCATTTGACTTGACCAAGTTTCGTACTGGTCTTACTAAAAGCATCTCCGGCATTAGTGCGGGATTTCACGATCCACGTGATTGGATCAGTACCGGTAACTACACACTAAACTATCTTATCAGTGGAGACTTTAATAAGGGTATTCCGTTGGGTAAGGTTAGTGTGTTTGCAGGTGAATCAGGTTCGGGTAAAAGTTTTATCTGTTCCGGTAATATTGTGCGACATGCACAGCAATCAGGATGCCAAGTAGTTCTTTTTGACTCTGAGAACGCACTCGACGAAGAATGGCTTAAAGCGTTAGACGTTGACACTAGTCCAGACAAACTACTTCGTATCAGTGTTAGTATGATCGATGATGTTGCTAAGGCTATTTCTGACTTTATGAAAGATTACAAGTCTAATTACGGCGGTCTTGCATACGAAGAAATGCCCAAGTTATTGTTTGTCATTGACTCCTTGGGTATGTTGCTTACTCCAACTGACGTTGATCAGTTTCAGAAGGGCGACATGAAAGGCGACATGGGACGTAAGCCAAAGGCACTTACTGCACTTGTGCGTAATACTGTCAACATGCTTGCCCCGTATCCAATTGGTCTCGTTGCAACCAATCACACATATGCTAGCCAGGATATGTTTGATCCAGACGACAAGATCTCCGGCGGACAAGGCTTCGTATATGCATCAAGTATTGTTGTTGCCATGCGTAAGCTCAAGCTCAAGGAAGACGACGACGGAAACAAGATTTCTGAAGTACGTGGTATTCGTAGTGCATGTAAGGTAGTTAAGTCACGTTACAGCAAGCCGTTTGAAAGCGTACAAATCAAGATTCCGTATGAGTCGGGTATGAATCCATACAGTGGTGCGCTTGATCTCTTTGAGGCCAAGGGCATTCTTGTTAAGGAAGGCAACAGGCTTGCATATACTTCTCCTGTAACTGGTGAGATTATCAAAGAGTTCAGAAAAGGCTGGACTTCTGAAAAGCTTCAGGTAATTATAGACGAGTGGGGTCAAAATCCAAACGCTGATACTGTTGAAGTAGTTGATGCAGACCCTGCTGATTTTGAACCAACCTTGGAGGAATATGCAGATGAGTCCTGAAGTAGCACTTCTTGACGAACTTTGGGATATTGTAAAAGTACATGTCCCAAAAAAGGATAGAGTTGAATTTGCCGAAACAATACTAAGAACCTTTGAAGATCATTTAAGTTTAGATGATATTGAAGAACATGTTCAAAGTTTTGATTCAGCAATGAAGGCAGCAATTAAGAGTCACTTTGATTACCTACTTGACGGTAATGAAGACGACAGCGACGAAGACTGGGATTGATAAGACATGAGTACTTGGTATAACAAGATTGTAGACGACTTAGGCAATATTGTTCTATGTATTGACTATTTTGAAAATGAACTTGAAGATGCCAAGTACGAATGTCGTATTAAGGGCAGTCTGGAGAAATCCAGTTCTGCCCTACCCGGCATCACTGAGCATCGCTTCAATCAACTACAAGAGATTGAGGCGATTCTCGAACACTTGAATATTGAATTACGCAAAGAGCGTAGTAGGGTGTTTAGGAAGTATTTGGAAGCATACAACAGACAACTCAGCAGCAGAGATGCAGAAAAGTTTGTTGACGGTGAGGAGAGTGTTATTTCACTCACTCACCTATGCAACCAATTTAGTTTGATGCGTAATAAGTTTTTAGGTATCATGAAAGGACTTGATACCAAACAGTGGCAAATTGGCCACATCACAAGATTGCGTACCGCAGGCATGGAAGATATTGTAATTAGTTAATGTTTAGTTAAGGTTGTAACCTATACAAAAACACTAAATAAAATAGTAGGAGATTACTATGTACAAATATATTTTAGCAGCAGTCCTTTCAATTGCAGTAGCAACACCTGCATTAGCAGATAACAACAGACACCACTCTAGACATGGAGTTTATAACAACTATCATGTGCAGAAATATCGTCATAAAAACAACGACAAATGGGTCGTTCCTCTAATTGGTGGTGTCATCCTCGGCGCAGTAATCAACGAAGCCAGCAAGCCTAAACAAAGAGAAGTAGTTGTGGTGCGGCAACGATGCGAACCAATCACTATTATTGTGCAAGATCAGTGGGGCAGGACCATTGAACGCAGAACCGAAGAGCGTTGCGTTACTGTATATTAAAAAAATAGATTGACTTTCCGTTAAACTCTGCTATTATGTATATGTAAGCAGTGAAAGGAAATAGTCATGCAGGTAATTCAGGGAAACAAGGGTGGTCTTATTAAGGCATGGATTGACGGCGTGACCGTTGAGGATCAAGCCCGTGAACAGCTTGACAACATTGCTGCTTTGCCATTCATTCACAAGCATGTAGCAATCATGCCTGATGTTCACTGGGGTACAGGCGCAACTGTTGGTTCGGTTATTCCTACCAAGGGCGCAATTATCCCAGCAGCAGTCGGTGTTGATATCGGTTGCGGCATGATGGCTCATCGTACTAACCTTCGTGCAGAAGATTTGCCCGACAACCTGTTCGGCATTCGCTCTGCAATTGAAGCACGAGTTCCTCATGGTCGTACTGACAACGGTGGCAAGAATGACCGTGGTGCATTTGGTGTTCCTAATGCAGACGCAGCACTTAAGTTTGCTGCTGGTCATGCCAATGGACTACAAGAAATTGTAGCGAAGCATCCTAAGATTAGTCAGGCTGC